GACCAACTGGCCACGGCGCGAACCTCTGTCGGCGATCTTCCCGTCCCATGCCTGCGCCCATTGCAGGAACGTCATTTCAAACGGGATGCCCCTGCGATTGGCGGTTGCGCGCTGCTGCAGGAAGCGTGGATAGACGTCTTGGCCGGTCAGATCCTTGAGCTTGTTTCTAAGCTCTTCATGGACCATCTTTTACCGGCTCCAAAAGAAAAAGCCCCTGACGAAAAAGTTTCGCGCAGGGGCCGGGTGCCTGAATTTCAGCACAGCTTGAAAATGCGTTCAAGGCTTTAGACGCGCTCCACAAACATCTGCACCGCGTCCGCCACCAGCTCGGCGCGCTCGTCTTCGTTCTCGGGCAGCCGGGCGCTGCGCCACACGCTCACCCCTGTGGCCCGGTTGCGTGCCACCAGGTACAGCGCCGTGCGGTACGGGTCGGGGATGCTGGCCACCACCTGGCCGATGTGGCGGATGAGGGCGCCGCGCTCGTCGGTGTCCAGCGCGCCATTGGCGTCGTCGTACTGCCTGGAGGCCCGCCAGCCGCGGGTGGATGGGCACTCCATGGGGTAGCCCTCCACGGGGCTCCAGCCGCGCTCGGCGCGCCACCACAGCACCAGCAGCTCCAGCGGGTCTATGTCAGCTGAACTTCGACCCATCCACCCACCTCGCCAGATTTGGTGATCTGCAGCGACCACTTCGAGTCGTCCACTTTCCATACGTCGGCCAATCCGTCTAGGCCGGCCTTGATGGAGGCCAGCAGGTTGTCAAGATCGCGGTGCCGCCGGTCTGGTGGCACGAACGTGATGTGCAGGCTCAAGACCTCAACCGGCAGCCGCTTGGCGCCCTGGCGCTTGGCTTCCCAGGCCCAGGACTCCCGCAGTTGCGCCTTGGCGCGGTACTTTTCCGCCCAGTGCCCGCGCCAGTTGGGGCTGAGCGCCGGCATCACCGGCCAGGGCAGTTTCAGCACCTCGCTCACTGGCACCCCTTGCACACGTACTGCTTCACGCCCTGCACGCGCTTGAGCTTGCGGCCCAGCGTGATGCGCGACTGGCGGCAGGCGGCGCAGATGAAGTTGCTGTGCAGGCCAATCCCGCGATCGCGCGCGTACTGGTGGCCTACTCTTTGGCTCATGTCACTGCTGATCGGTGTGCCCACAGGTTCCTCATCGTGGTTTTGAGTTGTTCGACGTGCGCCTTGCCGCGGCGCTTTTCCAGGCTCTGCAACCAAGCCCGGCGTTCGTCCAGGCTGGGCAGCTTGAGGATCCAGCGCGCTTCACATTCATGCCGCCAGGCCTCGCTGTAGCTGCTGACCTCGGTGCCGTCATGCAACTCGGGCACAGCGCTCGGCGTAGTGCCAGATGGACGAGACCTGCTCGATGCTCACCGGCGCCACGCGCGGCGGGGTCTTGGGCTCGGCAAAGGGCTTGTCCGTCTTCCAGCGCGCAAAGCGGCCGGAGTTGGTGGCCCACGCCACTCCCGCATGGCTCAGCGCCATCAGGTGCACCCCGGCGGTGTTGCCGCTGATGTCAAAGTGCTCGGCCACCTGCGCGTTGCTCACGGGCTGGTGGACGCGGATGTACGCCAGGATGGCCTGCTGGCGGGCGGTGAGCTTGTCGGTCATGCGGCCAGCCGGTAGGGTTCGACCGCGCTCATGCGGTCATCGCAAAAGCGCAGCGAGGCGGCGTCCCACCACAGCGCCACCGCGCCCTCCCACTCGCCGTTGCGCTGCTTTTCCACCGCCACGCGGGCGTCGGGCTTGGCCAGGGCCGCGGCGTCGCTCGGGTCTTTCTGCAGCGCCAGGTGCTTGTCCTTGTTGCTCCAAACCGTGACCACGTTGTGCGCCTGGTCGCTGATGGCCGCCGAGCCGCGCAGGTCGTACTTGCTGGGCGGGGTGCCCTCGCCGCTCTGCGGCTTGCGGCAGTGCGTGACGAGGTGGATGTGCAGCCCGGTCTCCTGGGCCACGCGCACCAAGTCGGTGACGAACTGCTTCTGTTCGTCCATGCTCTCCTCGGAGCCGCAGACCATCATCATGGAGTCCACAAAAACCTGCTGGCCCTTCAGCTCCTCGGCGAAGTAGCGCAGCACCGCCAGGCACACCTCGGTGTTGATGCGGCCCACGTGGTCGAACATCCACAGCCGGCCGTCCGTCCAGCGGCTGAAGGCCTGCAGCGACACGCCCGCGGGCTTGCGCAGCCCCAGCGCCTGGCGGGCCATGCGGGCCAAGGAGCGGGCGGGCGCCATCTCGAACGACATCAGCAGCGTGCGGTAGCCCGAGGTCATCAGGTCCAGCGCCACCTGCCCGGTGAACATGCTCTTGCGGTGGCCGTTGTAGCCGGCCCAGGCCGTCAGCTCGGCAGGGCGGAACTCGATGCGCCCGCGCAGCTTGGTGGAGAACATCTCCGGGGGCTTGTGCTTGGGGTCACGCGGGGTGAACTCGGCCAGCAGCTCGTCGGTGAAGACGCTGGCGGCCTTGACCTTGACGCGGGCCTCGGTGGCCTTGGCGTAGCTGGCCCAGTCGATGGTGTCGGGGATCAGTTGCATGGGACTCCGTGGCGGAAAACCTCAACCCAAGGCGCCCCAGAGGAGCGCTTCCACTCGCCGCCCAGCACCCGGCTTGCACCCGCGGTGACGGCGGCCATGCACAGGGCGCGCACCGTGCGCTGGTGGCCGTCCTCTTGCTCGGCAGCCACGATGACGTCCAGGCCCACCAAGGCCCGCAGGTCCAGCCGGTCAATGGGCTCGTCAGGGGCCACCACGATCTCCAGGGCGTCCCCGGCTTGGCAAGGTGCCACCTGGGCCACGTGGATGGCCACGGCGGCGGGCCTGACGCCTTTGCTCCGCAAGGCCACCAAGGTGTCGAGTCCCCTCATACCGCCCCCGCAAAAGCGTCATCGGTCTGGGCGCCCTCGTCCTCCCAGCGCCGGCCGTTGAGCCAGGTGCTGGGGTGAGGGATGAACTGGCCGTCGTCGCGCTGCCACTGGGCGCTCTGGCGCTGCAGGGCCAAGGCGGCCAGCATGCGCAGCAGCAAGGGCTCGTCAGGGCGCAGCCTAGCGAAGGCCTTGGCGGCTTGGGGCTTGGCGGTCTTGCGGGGGTAGGCCTGCCAGAAGCGGTCGAAGCCGGGCGGGAATTCGTGGACCTTGGCGGGCGGATCGGCAGGCGGATCGGTCGCCCCGAGCCCCGAAAGGGGTAAGGGGTTATTACTTCCCTTCCCTTCCCTTCCTCCCTGCGCGTCCTCTACGCGTGGTGACGCGTCGGCCACGCGTGGGGCACGCGTGCGTTTTGGTGCTGTATTCGGGTCCGGTAAAACGCTGGCCGATTCGCGGGGATTGATGTGCTGATGCTTGCCGAAGCTCGGGATGTAGGCGAGGGTTGCTCCCTCGTACAGCATGACCAAACGCGCGTTCAGCAGCTCATCTGCAAGCGCGTCGATGTCGCAGTTGTCGCCCGGAAAATAGCGCAGCTTGAAGGTTTTTGGCTTCCAAGCAAAACGCCCTTCCTTGTCGGCCTCGCACCAAAGTGCGATGTAAAACAAGCGCGCCAGCGGCGACAGTAAAACGATGTCCTCTGAAGTAAAAAAATCGGGTTTTATCGTGCGAATTCGTGCCATGTCAGGCGGCCCTCCACTCGCGTTCTGGCCGGCCGGCTGTTGACAGCACGGTCTTGCCGGTAGGTTGAATGAGGCCGGCGCGCTGCAGCTCGGCGGTGCGGCGGGCCACGGCCACGCCCGTCAGGCCGGTGCGGGCGGCGATGCCGTCCTTTCCCAGCGGGCCAAAGCGCTTGAGACAGGCCACGAGCACGCGGTGGTGCTGCGCCTGCAGCTCCTTGGCGCTGGCGGCGGCCTGGTGGCTGGTCACCGGGTCGCGGCGCCGGGCCTGCGGCAGGTCAAACAGCGGGAGCTGCTGGACGGGTTGCGTTTGCGCAACGGCGGTGCTTGGCATCACTCGGTGCCTCTTCCGTCGCTGCCCGGGCCTGGAGGATTGCCGCCGACCATTCGCAGGAGCAAAGTCGCTCTATGGATTTGACGATCTGCCTCGGACTCCAAGACCTTGATCACCCAGTCGATGC